TACTCCAGTAGCAATTGGTGTATAAGTAAAAGGATTTGCTAATTGAAAAATTGATGTCTTAGGTAAAGTTCTTAAAGCAATACCTACTTGAGTATTGTCATCAGGAATAGTGTCATCAAGTAAATTTCTAGGTAAACCCATGTCAATAACAATTTCTGGAAGAATTGCACCTGTTAAATTCCAAGGTTGATTTACACTGTAATAAATTGAACAAAAATTAGTTAGAAGATTTTCTAGATTTGAATTCATACCTACAAATGAATATTCTCCTGCTAAATATGTTGCTGTAGGAGCATAAGCAATACTATAGGGTGCACTCAAATCAATTCCTACAGGAGCCATACAAGTCTTAGAATCTTGATTTACACTAAAAAGACCACTAGTTTGATCATATTCAAACCATGGACATTGAGTTCCAATTGATGGGTATGCAGTTTTTGCAGTTTGCCAAGCAGTTCTTAAACCAGTATTTACAATTGAAATCCAATGAGTATAAGAATAACAATAATAATAATCAGATTCTACTTGAACTGGACTTAATGAAGGACGTTCAGTAAATTTTGCATTATTTTCAGTTACCCAAATTAAAGGAATAGTTACAACTACATAAGAATCATCAGCACTTCCAGTATAAACACCAAAACTTACCGTATATACAGTAGTATTAATGTCTGTTGCAGGATCAGCAATAATTGGAATAAATAATGGTAGATTTTTAGTTGCTCCATTAAATGAGAAATTTTCAACACTAACTTCATAATTAGATGAATCTACAATTAAAGGAGTTTGTCTTGCATCCTGAAATCTAATTTCAGGATTGTCTGTTTGAATGTCTACATCTGTAGAATTGTTAATGATTGTGCCATTATAATAAACACGATCTGGAGTTGCTTGTTTCCCTTCAATCTTTATAGAAGAGAATCCTGACATTTGTTAATTAGCATTGTTTTTTTTCTTAGAGTTACTTACCTATTAAATTATAGGTAAAAGCAGAAACAAATTTGTCAGGTTGTAATCCCGTAGATTCTACTAATTTTATATATTCTGGTAATCTTAAATGTTTGAAATATAATCTTGTTGTGCAATGACGTCCACATGTATTCATATTCATTTTGTCTTTTTGAAATGGAAATGCATTAGATTTAATTTCATATGGACTTTCATCAAGAAGTTGTGTTAATTTCTTAGATGCTTGACCAAATTCTTTTAATTTTTCTTTTGTTAACCATTTTGATTCTCCATCTGGTCTATAATTTCCATATGGATCAAAATATTCAATTATATTAGAATTTCTATATTTTAATAAACAAACCCAATGTCCAGTGCTTTGATTTTCTGTTAAATATAAAAGCATAAGACGACCTTTTCCATCTAGAACATCATCAATATGTTGTGCATGTAATAAATCTGGATAAGGAATAATTTTTAATGTTGGAATCATTTTCTGAATGTCAGATTCAGAAAGAGAATATGATTCTACTTCTGGCATTTTGTGTTCTATTGCTTCAGCTTGTTGAATGGCTCGTTCTAATTCAACTGGTTTACGTGAAAAAGGAATACCTTTTAATTGTGTACGGTAGCCTTGCTTTTTTCCTAACTTATATGGAACAATTAATAAATCCATTTATTTAAAAGTCTTATATTAAATTACCTATTTTTTATAAGTAATTAAATATTTTATAGTTATAGTTTTAATTTTAATTTCTAATGTTTTCTTGGTCTTCCACGTCTTTTACCTAAACCTTCCATACGTCCAGTAATTTCTTCTAAATCTGCTAATGGTCCTGCTTCTTGTGCTGGTGCTGGTGCTGCTTCATCAACAAATGGAACAAAATCTCCTGCACGTTCTTCACGAACAAGTGTTCTAGGAGCAGGGAGTTCTCTACCAGTAGGACGAGGAAAATCACGTTGAACTTCACGTGGAGGTTCACCTTCAAATGTTCTACCCATTGGAAGTGGTTCTACATTTTGAACTCCTTCTCTACGAACAACACCATATTTTGTAGGATCATATGTAGCTACTTGACTACTTAATAAACGAGTATTTAATGAAGCCATTACTTGTTCACGTGAAGGTTGAGATTCATAAATTGTTCTAGCAATTTCTCTAATTACTTGATCGCAAAGTTCTAAAGATTTATAAATTTGATCAATTAATCTTTTACGTTCATCATTAGGTGTAAAATCAGCACCAAATAGTTCAAGTCTACCACTTTCATCATTAAAATATGGACGAATTGATTCAATTAATTTTCCTACAACTGTTGAATATTTTGCTAATTGACTTGGTGTAACTAATGAACCAATTTTTAATAATCCTTGCAATAATTTATTTACTTCAACTGAAACATTTGATGTAAATGAACCTGCACTAAAATAAGTAAATAATTGATTTAAAATAGTGTCAACTTCAGTATATGGAGAAACTGGAATTGGTTCTTGTTTAACTGGAGTTCCAGAAGAAAGATTATTATATTCTTCAATACGTTGTTTCAAACGTTTAGCTAACCATTCTTGTCCTTCTTTTGTAGTAATTACACCACCACGTAGACCACCAGACGTTACATATTCCATAGGTGAACCATGAAAAACACCATTAGGAACTGCAGAACGTGAAGCAGGTCTTTCATAACGTTGAGAACGTTCAGTAGTATTTAATTTACCTTCCATACCTAATTTAGCTTTTTGAGTATTACGAACTCTGTCCATAGCAACTTTACGTGCTTCTTCAGACCAACTACTTGGAGAACCTACTAAAGCATCAAGAGGTCGCATTGCTATTTCTGGAATTGTTCCTCTATGATTCATATGGTAAGCTTGATCTGGAAAAATCCATGGCAAATTCGGAGTTGTCTGGAAAGTCATTTGTTAATTAGTCATATTTAAATTTCTTTAATATAATCCATGTTCTTTTACATATTTAGATGCTTGAGGAAGTGACAACCCTTGTTCACGCATTACTTTCTTTACAATTTCACCACGTGCAGAAGGCTTACGTCCACCAGCACGTTTACCTACTGAAGTTGTTGGAACAAATTTAGTTGCTCCACCTCTGGGTTTTGCAACAGGACCACTTCTAGGAGGAGGAGCCATAGCTACATTCTCTTCTTTCATTGACATAAAATTTTCAAATGCACCACCTCGTTTTCTTCTTCTCTTTCTTTCTTCTGCTGCTTTATAGCGTTCTTCCATAATTCGTTCTAGTTCTTGTTCGTTTTCTGGCATTTGTTGTGGCATCATATAAAGTTCTTCTGCACCACCCTTGCATTTACATTTACGTCCACCAACTACTCTTGCTCCAAGTGCTTTAACTTCATCACCCTTTTGCATTCTCATAGGACCACCCATATTTTGTCCAGTATAAACAGGACCACTAATAGCACCTCTACTAGGACCAGCATATGCAACTCCCTCTTGTTTCATAAGTCTTCCAAATGCATCTCTACTTTCCTGATCATTACCATAAGCATACTCATCTTCAGGTGAATCATATATGTTTCCTTGAAAAGATTGACCAAATGCACCACCACGACGACCACCTACACCAAGAACAGTAAAAATTGGTTTAAGTTTTTCTAAAATTTGATTACCAATTGGTTGTAAAGGACGAAGTTTTAAGAATTTAGGAATAAAATTAGCATTTGATTTAAAGAAACTATACCATGAAAAAACTTTACTAGCTACACCTTGAATATAAGTTATAATATTTTTAAGATTGTCAGCTGCAGATGCTCCACCACGCATATTTCCAGAACCAAGAAGACCTTTAATGTCTTCTGCATATTTTATAACTTGTTCTAATTTAGATAACCATGGTTTAATACTTTTAATTACAGATACAAAACTTTTTGAAATTTGTCTGTCTTTGTCAGAAATTGATGGATCATCAAAATTGTCAATAATTTCTTCTTGTAATGCTTGTTCCATTTCTGGAAGTTTTTGTGCAACAAGTTTTGCAAAACCAATAAGTTGTTCAACTTGCACAATTGCATCTTCTACAGCTTTAGGAATTTCAATTCCAAGAAAAGAACGTCCTCCACACATAGCACCACCTCTATATGGAACAAAATTACTTGCAAATTTTTTACCATGATGTTTTGCTAATTTTTTTGCCATACGAACAGTCATTGCTCCACCTACACTAGCCATTTGTCTTTCAGCAGGAATTTTTTCCATTTGACCATCACGTGCTGGAGCTGTAGATTCTGCCCAATTGTCAAATCCATCACGGGAAAATGAAGCCTGAGATGTTCCACGTTCAGCCATTTTAGCACGAATATAACCTGATTGATCTCCTGTTGACATTTGTTTTATAGAACATATTTATTTTAACAGCAATTAACAAATGCTGAGTAAACCAATTTCAGATTGTGGATGTGGAGGAGGTTCAGATTGTATAACTAAACATAGAAAACAATTCAAAAAATGGGTAAGAGCAGAGTTACAACGGCTTGATTGCGGATGTGGATGTAAAGGTAAAAAGAAATTTGAAGAAAAATATGGAGAATTAGTTGGTGGTAAATTAAAAGATTGTCCTCCAGGATGGAGAAATGATGGATTGACATGTGTGGAAAATTGTAATCCTGATGAACGTGACGATGGTTTAACATGTAGAAAGAAATGTGAACCTGGATGGGTTGATGATGGATTGACATGCAGAAAACCAATTACATCTAGTATTGATCCATGTCCTGATGGTTCACAAGATGTTGCTGGAACATGTTGGGGAACTGTTCGTCAAGATTGCATTGATGATTGTTTTAAACATCCTGCTCCTGGATGTAAAACATATGAATGTGGTAGATTAAAAGGTGCATTTGGTGAAGATTGGGGACCTAAACTATGCACAGATTGTAATTTAAGATGTGGACAAACATGTTGGGATGTAAAAGGAATTACTAAACAATTACATGAAAGAAATTTAAGACTTTCTGGTGGTGAAGTTATTTTACAAGCAATTCGTGGTAAAAGAATTCAAGGACGTGTAGATTGGGAAGCAACATTTGCAGAAATTGAATCTGGAATGAAAGATGTATTTGGAAATGATTCTGGTTTAGCAATGTTATTTGACCCAAATAAAAATGGTGTAAATGAAGCATTTAGAAAATTTGGTGAAGACACAAAAGCAGTATTTGAAGAAGTTGGAAGAAAAACCAAGGATGCATTCGACAAAATGGGTGCTGATGCTAAAGCTGCATTTGAAAAATTTGCTAAAGATGCAGAAGGTAATTTGACAGGTTTGTTAGGTAAAGAATTCATGGACAAAATGAAAGATCCAAAATTCTGGATTGAAGCTGCAGCAATTTTTGCTCAAGTTGGAGCAACAGTATTAGGTGTTCTTGTTACTGCTGGAACTTTAGGTTTAGGTGCTGCTGCTGGTGCTGCTTTAATTATGGCAGCAAATATGGCTGGTCCTGCTATTCGTATGATTGGTAAAGCTGCTATGGGTGAACCTATTGATGCTCTTGACATTGCTGACATGGCATTAAGTGCTATTCCTGCTCCTGGTCCTGGAAAAGCTGCAAGTTCATTAATTGGTAAAGCTGTTCAAACTGTAGTTAGAAATGGAGCAACAATTAAAGCTGTTGGTGGACTTGTAATTTCTGGAGTTAAAGCAGGTCAAGCTTTAGGAATGATTCCTTCTTCTTGTATTGGTCCTAATTGTCCTCCTCCTCCTGAACCACTTGGAGAATTACCACCAACTGATCCTTATGAAGGTCCTCCTAAACCACCTAAACCACCACCACCTCCAGCTGGTCAATTAAGTGATGATGAAATTACTGCATTACAACCTGCAGATACAGTTAATCGTAAAATTGATGGTCCTAATGGAACACGAATTAATAATCCTAAATATATGCCACAAATTACTTGGATTAATAATTATAGACTTGAACATTATGGAACACCTATAACTGATAATAATGGAAATATTGTCAATCCAAATGACAAAAAAATTGATGATTTAACTGCTCCTATTCCACCTCAAACACCAGTTGAATTACCAGACCCAACAACTATAGAAGGAGATGATTTTATTCCTTTTGATGATTCAGGTGAAGATGAGTTTGTTCCATTTACTTTTGATGGTGAAGGTGATGAAGAAGGTGAACAAATAAATATTGAAGGTGATGTTGTAGAAACAGAACCTATTCCTGAAGAACCACCAGTTATAACAAAACCTGCAGGTGAACCTTTAACTGATGATGAAATTATAGCTTTACAACCTAAAGACACAATCAATCGCAAAATAACTGTTGATGGAAAAAGAGTTGATAATCCTAAATATATGTCAGGAACTAAATGGATTGAACAATATAAAGCTAATTTAGATAAAATACCAGAAGTTAAAACTACAAGTCAACTTATAGCAGAAGGTGTAGAACCAGTTGAAGCTAAAGAACAATCTGATGCTCAATTAGCTAAAGCAGAAGAAGAAGAATTTGGTAAAGTTGAAGAATTTGTTCCATTTGGTGAAGAAGAAGAATTTGTTCCATTTGGTGAAGAA